TTTTCACCTGACGCTCACCACCGTAGCTCTTTACTACAGCAGCTCAGGCTGGTTTGAAGCCGACTCCTGCAAGCAGACTTCGGCGGGCCTACCGCCATCTTTTGTGCAGCTTTCACGGCACACCAGCGCCTAGCGTGCCACGGGAAAATAAAGACCACTATCAGAGCCTAACGCCACGTCAAAAGGACTGGTTTAACCGCTTTTGGAATGCCTTTAAATATAAATCAGCGCGTGATGGAGCCGCAATGCGCTGGTCACAACTGGGAGAATTAACCGATAAAGACTATCAGAAAATCATTGATGCAGCGGAAAAGGAAGGCAGCCGCCAATTACCACAAGGGCAATCGCGCATGATGGCGCAAGGTTGGTTACATGAGAAGCGTTATCAAGATTATCAGGCCTACGAGCCGCCCAAGCAAGACCAGAAAAAACACGTTTTAACTCACTTGCATAACGAGTTAAACGGGATTAAAACCCTGTATAATAAGAGCGGAGATGAGGCACTTTTGACCCAAATCACCAAACTTGAACAGGCCATTAAAGATGCAAGACGCGACTAACTACCCCGAGATTTTGCAGGATCTGAAAAGCAACATTACCGATGTAGCCAATCAGGAAGGCGTTAATGACGAAACCGCGCGCACCATCGCGCATATCGTCGCTGAAACCCTACGTAAAAGCTGGGGCGGTATGCAGATTTATATCTGTAAAGGTCATGAATACGAGCTTAGCCATCGTGATCTTGAGATCTGGGCAGAGTTTACTGGGCGTAATCACCATGACTTGTGTCGTAAATACGATATGAGTTTACAGCGATTGTATCGGATTATTGCCGTCCAGCGTCAGCAGGCGCTAAAGGAACGGCAGGGGGATTTGTTTGAGTGATTTATTAGCCTGCCCTTTTTGCGGCGGTGGCGCTGAAATTGAAGCGGAATATGAGAGAGTTAATTTAAACCGTTCCTGGATGAAAATAAACTGTATTCAATGCGGCGCTGGTATTGAGTCTAATCTTATTCATGCGTCAGCAAAATCATTGCGGCAGGGACAAAAAAATACAATAATCGACAAATGGAATTTAAGATTTACGCCTGGGAATAAATGAGCCAATAGCTGCCGCTGTGACTATAAGTAAGCAGAGCTTACCCGCATGCATTCCCAAATAGAATTTGAGAACGAGAATCACATGATTACCGATGACGATTTAAAAAAAGTTTCAAAATACGCTGCAGATTGTTCTGTTGCAACTGGAAAGCCCCCTCTTGATTTTGTAGAACAGAGCTTAAATTTATTGGGTGAGAATACAGAAACAAATTATCAACAATGCAAAGAATATTTAAGAAAAGAGCAGGATAAATATAGGTTTGTAATAAATTAAAGCTTAAACATAGCGTTATAGGTAACTCGCCACGGGACGCATAAGTAGATTTTTATCAACAAAATTGATTCTCATAAACGAGCTATTTAATTAAACCAGCATGTCCCCGCGGTCGATTGTTGACCGCTGTGTTATGTGACTTATCGAGATGGATTATGTTTATACCACTAATGCAAACAGCACCAGGGAAAAAACCGATTGGCCCTGAAAATACTAGAATTGAGGAATTAAAAAATGATAGAGAAAGTGGAATGATATGGCTTGGTTTTTGGATATTTGCAGCAGTGTTTATTGCATGTGACTCATGGGTTTTCTCACAAGGGTATAACTCTTTTTTTCAAACTCACAAAACAGAGCAAGAAATTGAATTGCAACAACTGAAAATAGAAGAGACAAAGGTAAGAATTGAGCTGCTAAAGAAAAAAACATAACGTAAGGAGTTACGCTTGTTCCCAAGCTCCGGCTTGGGAATACATGAGCCAACAGCTCCCGCTGTGACTATCAGTAAGCAGAGCTTACCGGCACGCATTCCCAAATAGAATTTTGGAACGAGAAACAAAATACAGCGTGTGGGAACGAGAAAAAATAGCGTTCAACCTATTCTTTCATGGAAACGTAGGATTTTATAAAGTGCTGGTTTGTCGTCAATGGTTTCCACCCGTACATCGACTAAATACCCCCCTGTTAATGGATTTTCTACCCCCATCAACATATCATCATGCACAGATTTATCAGCGAATACCGTTTTAACTTTATTTTTTGAAATAGATTCAACTACCGCGCGATTCCCTACCTTTGGGCTATCGCCACTGGTTTGTTTAAATACCAAAACCACTTGTTCATGCAATCCGCTAACAGGCTCTTTCAGTAACTCTCTTTCGCGTTTAATTCCATTTTGTATTGCATTAGCCTCAATATGATTAATAGTAATGTTAACGTTTTCGTTACCAGAGATAAGCCATTGCCCACCGGGGTCTTTAGCAACGGGCTGTAAAAAAGCCTCATATTGATCAAGTTGTTTTTTGTCCATTGCTGGTTTATCTTTTTGTCCCCCTAAAAAATAACCGATCACTTCTTGTAATTTCAGCGCAAATCCTTGCAATGCCGTCGCATTATCAATAAATACAGAGCCTTGGGAGGCGATAGCGACAAATTCGGCAATAATACTGCCTTGCTCAATCTTGTGTAAGTAAAGCTTTGACTCAGGGATACCCTGTTCACTGGTATTGCTAAAACGCGCGTATTCATTGCCAAATGAAAGTAACGCCAATGATAAATCAACCAATTCAACAGGCTGACTATAGTCTAGTTTAAGGGTTATTTTTTCGGTCATTTTATAGGCTCACTATGTGTGTTGTTATACCTTTATTATAGACGGATCAATACATTTCATCCCTGCTATTCCTTAACTCGCATTAATATCTAATTCCCCTGCCCTGGCTTACTCTACAGCCATGAGCAAATACCGCAACGAAGCTAAAATCACTGAACTGATTATCCACTGTGCTGCGACGCCTAACGGTAAGTGGTTTGATGCGGTGGATATTGATGCTTGGCATGCTAAGCGAAAATTCACCCGCAACCCTGCTTTGGTTGGCTATAACCAGCCGCGCTTAACCCATATCGGCTATCACTTTGTCATTAATCTCAATGGTGGCGTGCAAACGGGGCGTGGCCTGACGGAAACGGGGGCGCATGCGCGTGGCCATAATGGAATCTCTATCGGCACTTGTTTGATTGGCACCGATAAATTTACCCAAGATCAGTGGTTAGCGCTTAAACAGCATGTTGATGCCTTGCAAAATCGTTTCCCTGGTGTGCGTGTTATTGGTCATCGTGAGATTAATTCACATAAGACCTGCCCTGGATTTGATGTCCCCACGTGGTTGGCGGGAGGTAAAGCACCCTTGGCTGGGCATATATTCAATGGCAATGGTGCGTAACCAAACCGTTTTTTTTAAAGAGATGATAATGATGCGAAGTGTTAAACAGTTACAACAAATCCTTGAAGCGCAAGCGCAGGCTATCCGGTGCCGACTGCAATTAATTGCGGCTAATAATGAAAATATTGCCTTGATTGATCAGCAAAGCATGCACTTTCAAGATGCTATTTATGATATTAGGCGATGTCAGCATCAGGCGCAATTTGAGCTAATGAATCAGCTATCTTATCGCCGCTTTATGCACTATATGAGGAAGCATCATGGCTGGTAACAATACCGAGACTAAACCTTATTACCAGAGCCGTACCCTGTGGTTTAACGTGGCGCTTGCCGCATTTACTGCATTAAGCGCGCGCATGGATTTATTGCAAAGCTATTTGTCAGATGGCGGCTATCTTGCCGTGATGATGCTAGTTGCGGCGGTCAATGTCTATTTGCGCACGGTCACCCATCAAGGCGTGAGTCGCTAATGGAATTATTAGTCGGTTTAAGTGGTGCTGTGCTGATTTTACTCGGTGGGCTGATTATCAGCGTTAGACGTACAGCCAAAGTGCGCGCGCAAAAAGATCAGGCTGAAGCGGCATTGGATACCATATGTAATGCGCATAAGGCTTCTGATGCAGTCATCAAGCAACAGGAGGTCGATAATGAAAAGCAGCAAGATAGCATTGCTCAGCGTCATTATTTTGGTGACTAGCGGTTGCCAGCTTGGTTATTTGAGTGCGCCTTTACCGTTGCCGCCTAAGCCTGATATGCCGGTCTATACCGATAAGGATTTAAGCTGTCTACCTGATTATGCGTACCGCTGGGTGGCTGAACGTGATCTAGCACAACGCTATTATCAACAACGACTAGAAGCGGTTATCCGTTCAACTTGGGATAAGTAATGGATTATGAGCAAGTAAAAATGGCGCTGGCTATTTTAAATATGTTGGTCTCAGCGGCTGTTTGGCTGTTTGTCTACATGAATAAGCGCCAGCAAGCCAGTATCGAGTCGATTGAAAAGCTGGAGGCACAGACGAAAGATGCGATTGATAAGCTGGATAGCCATGTTAATCAGCGTTTTCAAGATAAATGTAAGCGCTTGAATACCCTGGAGGCTCAAGTGAGCTCTATGCCGACCAAGGCTGATATTATCCGCATTCATGAGCGCCTTGATGATATGGGGAAAGACTCGCATTCGATGATTTTAATGCTGGGTGAAATATCTGGTCAGGTCAAACAAATTAATAAGGAGCGCTAATGGACATCAAGGCTTTACAAGTAGAAAACCGACGTTTAATGATTTTACAACTGCTCGCAGCGGGTTCGGATTACAGCGCTAACGATACATTATTGCAAGAGTTGTTAGCACTGCAGGGGAATGGTGTTTCGCTTGATGTCGTACGCACCGATTTAGCCTGGTTAGCTGAGCAAGATTTAATTATGCTGCGAGAATTACCGGGCTGTAAAGTGGCGACCTTGCGGAGTCGTGGTATTGATGTCGCTAATGGCTTAGCCGTTGTGCCAGGCATTGCGAGACCGAGACCAGAGTAATGGGGCGTAAATCGAGCATTTCCTTATTGCCGGAGGAGTTTAAAGAGGCGCTGCATACATTATTGCGTGATCCGCGCTTTAACCAGCTGGATATTACCCGTGAGATTAATACCTTGCTGGAAAATCGTGGCATGGATGAGCGAGTCAGTAAATCGGCTGTGAATCGCTACGCCATGCAAATGGAAAAAATTGGCTCTAAGTTAAAACAATCCCGACAAATTGCTGATTTATGGATTGGTAAGTTGGGCAATCAACCACAAGGTCAGGTCGGGCAATTACTCAATGAAGTGGTGCGCAATCTAGCCTTTGATACTGCCATGAGCCTGGCTGAGGAAGAGGAAGCGACCGACCCGAAACTGATTAAAGAGCTAGCCATAGCGATTGAGAAGCTAGAAAAAGCAGCGTCTGAGAATGAGAAGCGAGCGGAGCAGATTCGCAAGCAAGCGCGTGAAGAAGCCGCCGATGAGCTAACGGAAGGCTTGAAAAACGAGGGTATCAGCGTCGAAGTTGAAGCGAGTATTCGACGGATATTGTTGGGTAAATGATGACTAATAGTGGCTGGATTCAACAGAAAAAACCGGAAGCTAGTGATGATCAGATCACTTACTTTTGTGATCGCGTGGCTTTATTTGAAGAGGCCGGTCAGCCTCTTAATCATGCGCGTAGTTTAGCATTGGAGGCGGTCAACCATGACTACGCTTGAACTAGCCCCCTTACAAACCGCTGACCATTTCCCTGTTGATCAGGCCGTACTACTGCCCTATCAACGGCGCTGGTTTGAAGACGAATCGGAGATAAAAATTGCAGAAAAATCACGGCGTACTGGGCTTACTTGGGCTGAGGCTGCTAGCAATGTTGTTACTGCTTCAAAGCCCAAGAGCCGAGGCGGTCGAAATGTGTTCTATGTGGGGTCCCGTCAAGAAATGGCATTGGAGTATATCGCTGCCGTTGCCCTGTTTGCCCGCGCTTTTAATCAATTGGCCGGTGAAATACAGGAAAGTCTATTTAAGGACGAAGACGGCTCTAGGGAGATTCTTACTTATACCGTGCGCTTTCCGAATACCGGATTTAAGATTTCCGCCCTCAGTTCGCGGCCCTCCAACTTACGTGGCCTTCAAGGCGATGTAGTGGTTGATGAAGCGGGCTTTCATGATTCGCTTGCCGAACTACTCAAGGCCGCGATGGCCTTAACCATGTGGGGCGCACGCGTACGCATAATCAGTACCCACAATGGTGTGGACAATGATTTTAATCAATATATACAAGATGCCCGTGCTGGTCGTAAAGATTACAGCATTCATCGGGTTACGCTGGATGATGCATTAGAGCAGGGTTTATACAGACGTATTTGCTTTGTCACCAACCAAAAATGCAGTGCCGAGGCAGAACAAGCCTGGCGCGATAAGTTAATCAAAAATTCCCCCAGCAAGGAAGCGGCAGACGAAGAGTATTTTTGTGTACCGAGTCAATCCGGTGGGTCTGTATTGAGCCGGATGCTGATTGAAAGCCGCATGCGCACACAATACCCCGTATTACGCTTAGAAAAAGACAGCAGCTTTAATGAGCTGCCGGAAAACATTCGCGAGGCAGAGATTAACGACTGGTTAAATGACGTTTTAAAGCCCTTATTAAGCGCATTAAATCCGAATAATCGCCACGCATTCGGTGAGGATTTTGGCCGTTTAGGCGATTTAACCGTGATTGAACCGTTAGCGATTGAGCAAAACCTTAACCGCCACATACCTTTTAGCGTTGAGCTGCGCAACATTCCCTTTAAACAGCAGGAACAAGTGCTGTTTTATATCGTGGATAGATTGCCACGCATGATTGGCGGCGCATTAGATGCCGGTGGTAATGGCATGTACCTCGCAGAACAAGCGCGCCATCGCTATGGATCAGGGCGTATTGCTGAGATTAAACTATCTGAGGCTTGGTATTTAGAAAATATGCCAAAATTTAAGGCCGCGTTTGAAGATGGCACGCTGATTATCCCCGCCGACGCGGATCAGCTCAATGATTTACGCGCCTTACAGGTGATTAATGGCATTATCAAATTGCCCAAAGCAAAAACCGAAACGGGTACCAACCAGCGTCACGGCGATAGCGCCATCAGTAAAGCCCTGGCCTTATTTGCCAGCTACAGCAACAACAGCCTGATTGAATATACCGCAGGCCCTAATAAACGCAGTGTTTTTGGTGACATACAAAATGATGATAATGACCTCACAATTCAGGAAGGCGGCGCATGGTAGATTTTAGCAAGCTAAACCCTATGCGACTTTTGCAGCCAAAAACCGCACTCAAAACAAAACAAAGCGCAGAAGTGGCCGAACTAAAGCGTGAGTTCGCAGACCACCCCACGCGGGGACTAACCCCTTCGCGGCTTGCTGCCATCTTTGAAGCCGCTGAACAAGGCGATTTACTGGCGCAATGCGACCTATTCGAAGACATGGAGGAAAAAGACGGCCATCTTCTCGCAGAGCTCGGTAAGCGTAAGCGTGCATTATTAGGGCTGGCGTGGGACATTAAAGCCCCACGGAATGCCAGCGCTCAAGAAGAAGCACTGGCTGCGGATATTCAAGAAATATTGCTCAGCATTCCTAATTTTGAAGATGTCATATTAAATATGGCAGATGCCATAGGATACGGCTATAGCGCATTAGAAATTGAATGGCGTAATGTCGATGGCGCATGGCAACCGATTGAACTAGAACACCGGCCACCGCGTTGGTTTACTATTCATCCAGACGCGCGTGATGAATTACGCCTACGCGACAGCAGCAACAGCTACGGTGCTGAATTACAGCCCTTAGGTTGGCTGGTGCATATCCACAAAGCCAAGTCCGGTGATTTGTCTCGCGCTGGATTGCATCGTGCCCTGGCATGGCCATTCCTTTTTAAAAACTATTCCGTGCGTGACCTGGCGGAATTTTTAGAAATATATGGCTTACCGGTTCGTATCGGTCAATACCCCCCGGGAGCCAGTGAGCAAGAAAAAGCCACCTTATTAAGGGCTGTTGTGAATATGGGCCATGCCGCCGCTGGGATTATCCCTGAAGGCATGCTGGTTGAATTTAAAGAAGCGGCAAAAGGTGGGAGTGATCCATACCAGGCCATGATTAGCTGGTGTGAGAAAACCCAATCTAAAGCGATTCTGGGCGGTACGCTAACTAGTCAGGCCGACGGTGCGAGCAGTACCAATGCGCTGGGCAATGTACACAATGAAGTGCGTCGTGATCTGATGATTGCGGATGCCATGCAGATATCCGGCACGCTCAATACATTGGTTAAAATGATCTGTCATGTCAATGGCTGGGTGACTGATCCGCTACGCTGTCCACGATTTCAATTTGATACCGTGGAAGCTGAAGATTTGGCCTTATATGCGGATGCTATTCCAAAGCTCGTTGATGTCGGCCTACAAATCCCCCTGTCTTATGTGCGTGATAAATTGCGATTTCCTGAACCGGATGGAGATGAGCCGGTGTTAATGCGTAACGAACAGCTACCTGTCGGCCTAGATCAAGAGCTTCTTAAAGGCGTTATTCATAAAGTTGACGCGCGTAGAGCTGCCGTTTTAGCCGCAGAATTACCCGCGCCACAAAAATTCACCCCCGATCAACAGGCTATTGAAGATCTGGCGGATAAAGCGCCCTTAAAAAGTCCTGTTGATAAAGCTGCGATAGAGTCGGCAATCAGAGCGGCAACCAACCCTGAAGACTTGGAAGTGCGCTTAGCGGCGGTGCTCGATGGCGCGGATATAAGCGAATTTAGTCAGCACTTAGAAAAAGCACTGTTTGCTGCTGATGTTATGGGGTATGCGCATGTTGATTAATAACAAAGGATAAATCATGGCAGTCATTCATAAAACAAGAGTCAAAGAAGTCGCGAGTAATAAACCTTCTGACGTGCAGACGTTCACGTTGCCTGATACAGCAGCAACGGGGTTTCGGACATTTTCTAGTGCTTACAATGCGAGTGAGCAGCTACCATACCATGCAACTAACGGAGTAGATTGGGAGAGCGGTATTGGCACATTCACAACAGGCACTCCAAACACTATCGTCAGATCAACAATTTTAGAGTCAAGCAATGCTGATGCCGAGGTTGATTTTAGTGCTGGTGCTGACGTTGAGGTATTTGTTGAGTGGCCGGCTGTTATTGGTTCAGATGCCAACTTAGCTGACAGTGTGTTGCGTCCGGGCGGTAGACTTACTTTGGAGTCTGGTGTTGCTGTGACGACTACTGACCAATTAGCCAAGACGACATTATATTACACCCCTAGTGCATCCGATGTTATTCAGTTATGGAATGGAGGCTACTGGAAGCCATACAACTTTAGTGAGTTTAGTGTCGCATTAGGCACTGTAGTTGCGCTAAGGCCGTATGATGTTTTTTGTTACCTAAATGCAGGTGTTCCTGCACTAGAGCTAGTTGCATGGACAGATGACACGACAAGAGCCTCCGCCGTTAGCGTCATTGATGGTAGATATTGCAAGACATCAGATAAAGCTAGGTTGCTATTGGGTACAGTATTGCCAACAACTACCACAGAAATTGAAGATAGTTTATTGCATCGTGGAGTATCCAACCTATACAACAAAGAATATCGTTTGTTGAAAAAGGCAACAGGTGATGCCCAATCAACATACACAGCAACTGGTGTCAGAGCATGGGGTAATAACCCAAACACATATAAGGTGAGGTTTGTGTGTGTACTTGCCAATACTGGTGATGTCGCAATGAACATATCTAACTTTAAGAGCAGCTCTACCGGCGTGGGCGTGGGTCTTCTAATGGGGCACAATCAGTATACGAGCAATGTTAATTCAAATCCAGCCAATTCCTGTCAAATACTTACTTACAGAAATAGCTATGATTTTAGCCACGCTATATCCCTGAAATTTGTATTTAATCTAGGGGTGAACACACTGTATCTTTGCCAACGAAATGTAAGCTCTGGAGATATCACTTCTAATTGGACAAACATGTTTGCAGGAGTTGAGGCATGACGGAATTAATAGATTTCTTTAGTGTTGTCTCGTCAACTGGGATTAATAAAGTTGGAGAAAATTATGAGGCAACCTTTGAAAGCGATCCTAATAGGCTTGTTACTGCATTAGAACTCAGTGCCGCAAAAAAACTAAAACTGAAGGCGGATATAGACGATTTAACTGCGGCTAAGATAGCAGCAATATTCGGGTTAGAGTTAGAGCCAAAGTCCAGCGAATTGTTGATTAAACAGATCAATGCCAGCGCGCGCGTGTCGGATCTACAGCAAATTGTTATCAGCGGTGGGTCGCTATCAGTCGTGGAAACAGCGGAGCGTGATGCTATACAGGCAATTTGGAATAGAGTTAAAGAACTGAGAGCTTATGGAGCTGGGCTTGAAGTGACTGTAGCCAGTGCTGATCCTGACACTTTTGATATTAATGCCGGGTGGCCTGAGTAATGTACGGTGTTGGTGGATATGGCGAGAATGCTTATGGTGATGATTTCACCGTAGAAACGGGTGAAGCTACCTTATTACTAGCCCCAGCAAATACATCCTCCAGCGCCGAAACCATTGCACTGACACAAACACAACAGCTCGTTATTAGTGACGCGCAAAGTAATGCAACCGCAGAAAATACGCAAATAACTCAGCTACAGAATATAGCATTAGCTGATAGCGCGAGTGTTGCCATCGCTAGTGACGCAGCTATTACACAGACCCACGCGCTACAGCTGACTAATGCATATTCCAGCACAATTGCGCAAGCCATTGCGGTATCGGTCGGTTCAACGCATAGCGTATCGTTAGCCAGCCCGAACGCTGATACTCAATCAGCTAGCTTTGCACTTGAGCAATTACATAACGTCACCTTAGATGATGCTAATGCCGCCGCGAGCGCTGACAGCTTAGCGGTTATTGTTGGCTCAGTGCATCAATTGAGCTTTGCTGATAGTCACGCAACATCACAAGCAAGCGCACTCGCATTACAGCAGCAACATGACGTGCTAGTCACTGATCTAGCAGCCGCAGCAGTGGCTGATACATTAGCGATCATACAAACTCAATTATTGGGTTTTGCTGATGCAATAGCGAATAGTCATGCGGATGTTTTAATTGTCTCTCAGGGCGCAGTCATTAACTTGACGCTACTGGGCGCACAGTCTGCAGCGCATTCAGATGCAATTGCACTACAACAAACGCAATCACTACAAATCAGCGGTGCAGGTGCCAGCGCATTGGCTGAGCTATTAGCGATACAGCAGACCCAGAGCCTTATTTTATCTAACGCGGATGCTCAGGCCGTCGCTCAAGCAATTAATGCGCTGGGCTATGGCTTGGGGCAGATACTCAACCCAAGCATTTATTCAGTATCGGTACAGCGCGACACGCGCAGTATCACTCTCAATCGATCTATTAACGTATTACACTAAGGAAAATTATGAAAACCTTCCACAATGATATTTTTGATTCAGGCCTCAGCGTTATTAGCGCTGCCGCAGCAGCCACGACATTAAGATTGGTGCTGTGCTCACAAGCCCCATTAACCCTAGCAGATGCATCAACACTGTACGATGGTGCAGCGAATAAATACCGACTATCCGATGCGATTGCTGTTGCAAGTGGTGATGTTTCGATTGGGGATAAAGCCGGTGGTGGTCGTGAAGTCACGGTTGCAGCAAAAGCTGGTACCGCCGGGGCAACACTCGCAGCAGGTAGTGATTTGCATTATGCATTGTATGCAGATACGCGCTTACTCTATGTATCGGATGAAACCAGTGATCAAGCGATTACTTCAGGCAATCCAATTAACTTTCCTTCTTTCACCTTTGGTATGGGCGATCCGGTGTAAGCCATGAATAATGCTGAAATCGTCTATAACGGACGCGATAACCACATCGAGCTTCAGCTACGCGAAAACGGCGTTAATCTTGTTGATTATGCGCCGATCACTCGTGTGCTGGTAACGGTTGGCGCGACCGCAATTGATTCAGATATTAACCCTCAACTGTTGGATTGGTCGGGAGAATACTTGATTATTAAGGCTGGACTCGCTAGCTTATCCGCTGGAGCTCATACGGTGCGCATAGAAACATGGGACATTGATAATCCCAACGGCGTAGTCTGGACTGAATCACTACGTATTGTGGTTAGGCAATAATGGGCAATCCGCTAAAAATCGGCTTTGCCGTGCCATTTTATGAAGCGATCAGAGCCGCACAACGACGCGGAATTATCCTTCCTGACGTGTACTATGGCGAATTGCAAGGTTTGGCGCGCCAGCATGCCTTTAGTATTGCGGGCATTGCCTCGCTTGATCAACTGCAAATCGTGCGTAATTCCCTGTCAGCTTCATTGCAAAGAGGCACCTCATTTAATAAATGGAAAAAGGAAATATTAGAAAGCGGCGTGCTAGATCTGCCCGCTCACCGCCTCGACAATATCTTTCGCACCAATATCCAAAACAGCTATAACCGAGGGCGCTGGGAAAAAATGCAGCGCACCAAAGCGGCGCGGCCTTACCTGATGTACGATGCGATCAATGATAGCCGCGTAAGACCGTCGCATTTGGCGATGGATGGCATTATTAGGCCGCAAGACGATCCGTTTTGGACACAGCACGCACCGAGCAATGGGTATCGCTGTCGCTGCCGTTTAATCTCGCTATCTGAAAAGCAAGCCCAGCGTAGAAGCGGCAGCGGCAAAGGGTTAAATAAGTCAGTCACCGGTGAGATGCAGCCTGATAAGGGCTGGGATTATAATCCTGGTGCAGATCTGACTACGGGACTAGAAAAGGCGCTTGATAAAAAGCCAGTGTCTAAAATAAAGACTGAGCTTTTAACTAAGCTTGATGTGTCGAATGGCGATATCAGTCATTTAATGCCTAGCGCGCTATCGACCTTTAAAAATATCACTGTTAATGATATTAATGACGTGTTAAAACAAATACCAGAAGCAGAAGAAAGGCTGAAAAAAGTCCAGCACTTTACGCAGGCCAAGGGCATTAAGACGCTGATAATAAAGCAGTCTCAAATGAGCAGAAGGAATGCGGCATCAAGCGCATTAGAGCCGGAAGCGGCGGCTTATCTTGGTGACGAGTTCCAACGCTTTGGTAGATATAACTATATTTCTCAGCGCCCAGCCAGAACGGGCGGCTTTACTTCCGCAAGCTATAATCATGTTGTAATTAAAGGTAACGCTAAGATAAATTTGGTAAAGGCCGATAAAAAGGCATTGGCTGAGGATTTAAAACAGGCGGTTAGTCGCGCTATCAATAACGACAAAGCATGGTCTATAACAGATAGCACCAGCACTGATGCTGGAATTATATCGACGTGGGCGCATGAACTAGGGCATCAAGTGCATTATTGGGCGAAGTCCCCAAGCAGGCCTTTGGATGTGGCCGCTATTACAGAGTACGCAGACTATAACTATAAGGAATTCCACGCCGAGCACTTTGCGGCCTGGCTTTTTAATCGCGACGCATTGGCAGCGCATAATAGTAGCCTGGCATTATATTTTGATGATTTAATTGATACCGCCATCAATAGCACAACAAAAAGCACGCGTGCAGGAGCATAAAATGAACGAACAACTGGCACTTGATAAAGCAAAAGAAATATTGCGTCGCGATGATCAGCGAGAGCTGAGCGTAGAGGACGGTAAAGAGCTGTTGGCGCTGAGCCCGTTTATTAAAAGCAATAAATTCGGCGATATAGTATCAGCGTTTCATGCTGCCGCGCCGCTTGATGTCATCGTTAGCATGGAAAAAAATGCTTGAACTCGAACTCGACACCCGCGAAGTCACCAGCGCACTGCAGCAGCTGCAGAGGCAAACAAGCGATTTGCGCCAGCCCCTAGCGGAGATTGGGCAAACTATTGAGGATAATATAGCGCTGTTATTCCGTGATGCAGAATCACCCGAAGGCGAGCCGTGGGCTGATTTAAAGCACCGTATCGGTAAACCTCTGAACGATACTGGCAGATTAAAAAACAGCTTCACGCATAACGTTAGTGGGAATAGCGTCGAAATCGGTACCAATGTCGAGTACGCGATCACCCATCAAAAAGGCGCAAGCAAAGGACAGTATGCTACTGGTGTTCCCTGGGGGGATATTCCCACACGGCCTTTTATGCCAGCAGACAATTTACCGAGCGACTGGGAAGAAGATGTGTTGGATATTATCACCCGGCATATTGATGCAGCATTGCCTTAGTTTTTGAAACTCACGAGAATGCGTTTTAAGCGGCTTTTTTAGTTTAGCCTGCTCTTTGCACGTAAAATTCCCGCATGCGATTTTTAAAAGGGTGTTAAACGCCTTAGATTTGATTCCCTGCCCTTGTTCTCGTTTCCATTCTCCGGTGTGGGAACGATAACCGTCTTTGCGCTTGTTCCCAAGCTCCCGCTTTATTCTTGTTCCCAAGCTCCCGCTTTATTCTTGTTCCCAAGCTCCCGCTTGGGAATACATGAAGCAACAGCTCCCGCTGTGACTATGAGTAAGCAGAGCTTACCGGCATGTATTCCCAAATAGAATTTGGGAACAAGAAAAAATTTAATCCCCCGCCCTTATTCTCGTCCCCGTTCTACAGTGTGGGAACGATAACCGCCTTTGTGCGGTTTTTTTATGCCTAAAATTCTTTAAACCACATTAAAAGACGATGGCTAGAAATGTCTTTAATCTGGCTGCATGAAACGAAAATTCAATCACAAAAACATTATAGGGGTCGCATCATGTCTATTTGAACTCAACGGCCATGCGCCTACCGAAATTAAAGTTTTACCTTCAGGACGTTTTAAGGCTAAGGATGGCCGCCCTCATGGATTAGCTGGATGGAATCTGAGCGAACAATCAGCAAAAACAGTTATCGCTAGTGCTAACGCACAACAAGATAAATTCTTGATCGATTACGACCACCAAACTTTATACACCAAAGAAAATGGCCAGCCAGCACCGGCAGCCGCTTGGTTTAAAGCACTGGAATGGCGCAAAGATGGACTCTATGCGTTAGGCGTGGAATGGACTGAATCGGCAAAAACGGCTATTTCAGCCAACGAATACCGCTACATAAGTCCGGTCCTAAGCTACAACAAACAAACCGGTGAAGTGACCGGCTTATTAATGGCCGCATTGGTCAATTACCCCGCAATTGACGGCTTGACGGATTTAGCCGCTGCAAAATTTAACTTAACTCCCGAGGAAAGCATGAATCCTGAATTACTCAAATTATTAGGCTTGGCTGTTGATGCCGATGACGCCGCTGTTTTATCGGCTATTACTGCATTAAAGTCCGGCTCGGAACAGGTTGCCGCGTTGTCCGCGCAGATTAGCACCCTGAAAGCACAAGCACCTGATCCGGCTAAGTTCGTGCCGATTGATGCAATGAGCGCATTACAAACGCAAGTTGCCGCCTTATCTGCGCAGCTTAATGCAGATAGCGTCGGTAAATTAATTGAGCCTGCATTAGCAGACGGGCGATTATTGCCAGCACAGAAAGAATGGGCGGAGTCGCTAGGTAAATCCGATATTGCAGCACTCAGCGCTTACCTGGATAGCGCACAACCTATTGCAGCGTTAAAAGGTACGCAAACGGGCGGCAAAGCGCCAGAGGGTGATGCAGCTGTTGCACTGAATGATGATGACCTCGCAATCTGTAGTGCCATGGGTATCGACCCTGAAGAATACAAAAAAACCAAAGGAGCCGAATAATGGCCGCACTGACTCAAGACCGAAACACCGCGCAACGTGAAGGCGATATTATCAGCCAAGGCGTTGCGGCATCAACAAAGATCTATGCAGGCTCTTTAGTCTGCGTAAATGCAGCCGGTTATGCCGTACCCGGATCAGTCGCAACCACATTAAAAGCCGTAGGTCGCGCCGAAGAAATGGTGGACAACAGCACGGGCGCTGATGGTGATTTAGCGATCATTACGCGTAAAGGCGCTTTTCTGTTTGCTAATGCCGGTGATGTGACCATTGCGCATTTAGAAACCAACGTCTACATCAATGATGATCAGACCGTTTCCAGTGTCTCCACAGGAAAGTCGGTGGCGGGTAAATGTATCGCGGTCGATTCTGATGGCGTTTGGATTGAAATTAAATAAAGGGTAAGTACATGAAAAATAGCATTAAAGTTTTAATCGGTTTTGTAGTCGGGTGTGCGCTGTCGATGCTTGCTTTTCCAGTGAGTGCGGGCGTCACGATGGATATGGTCGATATGGGCACATTATCCACCGGCATGATGCCCTTTGCGATGGCAGGCATGATCGTTAATAAAGGCTATGTCACCGTTAAGTGTTGAAAATCCCCAAGAGCATAGTGCAATAATATCTCAGGTGTTAAATTATGATCCTGATCCATCACTCTGCACCAACCTAAATAATTAGGGAGGTACTTGGTTGCTA